AGTCATCTCATATGTTTCCGCAGATACAATAGCAACAACTTCATTATCGGAACCTAAGACTGCTTTAATATTAAACACCGGAAGACCTGTTAATATATTATACTCAAAATCACCTTGCCATTGTGCTTTTATATTAGCACCGGTAGATGGACCAACTACAACATACTCAGTTCCGCTCCAGATTTTTAATTGTCCAACTGTTAAGTCATACCACAGTTGTCCTTGATCAGCAACTTCCGGTTCTGTATAACTAGAATTTAATTTTGATAAAGTTTTAAATTTTGCAGGACTAGTGCCTTCAGCTTGACTATAACAAACATTTAAAGTATTATCCGATGTGTTATACCAAGTCTGTCCCAAAATTGGGCTAGCAGGAGGAGTACTATTGGAAAAACTTTCCAATAGTTTTAAAAAGTTTTCGTTTTGTATTTCACCGTAGCCAGAATAATTTCTACCTACAAATATCAAGTCAGTAGTTTGATCCACTGATGCATCTTGAACTATGGCAAGTAATTGACCGTTAGTTTTGTTTATAATATATGACATCTAATTAAGTCCTTAATCCTGTAAATTGTAATGTTCTATTATGATTCGAACCGCTCCGAGTCTTGGTAGCAAAAAACTCAAAGTTATATGTGTAGAACACTGATGTTGTTACAGGCTGTATGATATTGGTTATAACACTACTTGTTGTCCACTCACCATATGAATCTAAAACAAACGTGCCTGTTGGCAGTAGTGTAGTTACAGGATTAGGGTTAGAAATATTGAATCCAGTATTTGGAATACCACCTGTTACTTTAACGTAGAATGTAGTACCTGTATTAATTGGATTTAACGATGTGCCGCTTAAACGATCCGAAGTACTATCAGTTCTAATAACTTCATTCCACTCAGGGTATGCAATATTAGTATAGGTAGTAGCAGTCCATAACCACCGCACTTGACCTACTGTAGAAGTAGTTGTTGCTGTAAAACTATAAGAATATTCAGTAGTTGGTTCCCAATAAGGATATTCTTGTTGAGAATACAATTTTCGTAATTCAAACTTTCTTACAGATACTTCTGAATTGTAAATGCAAGTAACTGATGCTCTCGAACCTGATGGATAATTAACTCCGTCAGTATAGTCAAACGATCTAGCCAATGACTGTGCAATTTCAAAATTAGCTTGAGTATAAGCAAGATAATTAGTGTTGGTATAACTAAAACTACTTGTAGTCATTGTAGCAGTATAGGTGCCAAATGGTGTTATATTATAATATGATGTTAAATCTACATTAGGGTGTGATCTAACATCCCAACCGTTGATCAATATTTTTCCAAAGACTTCTAAATCTTTGAATATTGTAACACCGTTAACAATAGAAGAAGTGGACCCAGCACGAGAAGTTCCTGCAAGATATACTGTAGAAGAGTTCGGAGGCATGTTAAATGACGAGGTAGTTATCATTCCAACATAAGTACCATACGAATTGATCAGGCTGGCTTTTTGTACATTGTTCGATTGATCTCTAATAGGACTAGGTGCAGGTAATATTCCAAATGATCCCAACCCACGGGAAGTATCAGGGCCTACTAACAGAAACCGTTGCCCATTCCAAATACTTAATTGTCCGTTTGGTTCATCAAACCAAATTGTTCCTGTAGATCCTGTTGAATAAGTAAGAGGCGGAGCTCCGTCTACAATCGCACCAGCAACACTTTTGAATGTACCAATCGAAGTATCATAGACTTTAAGTTGTTTTTCTGATTTGTTATACCAAAGTTGCCCAGTTTGCGGACTTGTAGGAGGATCATTTTCAGGTGATGCAAAATTAGTCAATAATTTAACTAGGTTGTTGTTGTAATACTCACCGTAATTATTAACATTCTTGCCTATTAGTTCTAGGCTGGTAGAGTAATTATCAACATCGCCTACTGCAATAGTTGATAAAACTGTTCCGTCAGTGTTGTATATAGTATAGGCCATTTTATGTCTTTATGTGATAATAGATTGGGTAGCCACCAGTTGCAGTAGTGACATTTCTCATATCTGGTATATTAAAAGTAGTAAGGTCGCCGCCGTATTGCGTTCCAATAACTTGAAATAAGTTAGTATAAGTTCCAGTTTTGGTATGAGTAGCACCGTTACAATATAACCAACCGGCAGTAATAGTTGCAGTCGTTGCAGAAGTTGCATACGCCATGATCATACCAGTGGATATTAAATTAGGGTATACATCTGCTAGGAAATTTCCTTTGGTAATTTTAGATAACGAACCACTATCTGTTACAATCATTGTAGTAGTACTTGTAGCAGTTGTTAAAGATGTTTGATCTGTAATTGCATTAGGAGTCAATGTCGTAGTTAATGTTACGCTAGCAGTCCCATCAAACGCTACCGCAGTTGAAGTAGAGTGACCTGCAACTTGAAAATTTCTCTTAGTTGCTAGAGCAGTAGCAGAAGCACTGTTACCATAAAAATTAGTTGCTGTTGTTCCAAGCCTGTTTACATAGATTTGATCAAATGGCATAGCCTCTGATCCCAATATAACATTACCTACAGATGGTAAAATATCTTTTGCTACAGTTACAAAATTACTTAAGGTAGTAACACCTGTAACTTTTAAATTGCCAGATATAATAGCATTACCAGCTATACTAGCAGAACCCTGTAATGTTAGTCCCACAGTTGTAGATGAAGATGTTGTTATTGTTATGTTATTTTTAAAAGTAGCGGAACCGTAAACTGTTAATGCAGTACCGTCAACTGTGCTAGTATTAATAGCAACAGTTTTTTGTTCTCCGTTAAAGTATATATAAGATTTATCAGGTACACCAACCCGCATACTTCCTACAGCAAATCCATATTCAACTAATGCAAGATTTGATGAAGTAGATACTGCAATTTTTATTTCTTTAGTAGGAGAATTAGGACGTCTAACATAAAATCCTAGATTAGATTCGACGACTAAAGAACCGGCATGAGTTTGACGCAGGGAAGCAGGCCAAATATTCTTTAATACTTCACTTGCTTGAACATAAACACCATTAGAAATTTCTAATACTTTAGCTCTATCTGCAAGACCATTATACTTTGCTGCTACTCTAGTTGTTATATTAATACCAGGACTTAGGCTAGGAAAGCCATCAATAACTGTTCTAGGAGTAAAACTGTTGTATGAAATAACCTCAACTACTTTACCGTTGACCCAGTTTAAAATAACAGGATATGTTTCATTGGTATTACTTACTAAATTTACCGATTCGCTACCAGTCTTATTAGCGCCTGTTGAAATATTAGGACCTACTAATGTCCAATCTTCACCGTATCTAATTTTAAGTTGACTAGTTCCCGTATCAACCCAGAGATCGCCGTCAATTAAATTTTGACTATACTCTACACTAGGATCATTAGCTTGTTGATAAATGCCATTTGCACTAGGCCAACGAGCACTGGTAACAGAACCGTTATTAACACGTAAAACTTTACGTCCTGGATTACTAGTATCATACCACAGTTGCCCTTCAATTGGATTAACTGGAGGATTAGGACTTGCAAAATTTTCCAATAACTTTAAAAAATCTTGGGCGATTGCAGTACCGTAGCTAACATACCCAGGACCTACAAGGTCTAAACTAGTACTGTAGTTGTCTCTAACAGGACCTGTTATAGTAATACTATTTGTTTTATTAGGATCTGAAAAATTTAATGTGTATGATGACGCCATGATTAGTTCCCAATATTACTCAAGCTCTGAATTCTTATTGTATAATCAATTTGAATTAATCTGTTTAAACTTTTTTGCACAGGATGGAAAATTACGTGAGTCAACAGCATACCAGTGTTAGGCCCTTCTGTACTAAAAGATTTTAAACCTAGTTCATCAAATACATAAGCACTGTCTCCATTAGTAGAATTGTCAAATGCTGCTTGATCGCTAGGTTCACCAAAATCTAATAGGCAACTTACTAAGACATCTGTGTATGCTACACCAGCAATATGTCTTGTTTCCATGAAGTTTCTTGCAGGATCTAATGAATAACTTTGTTTAGAATCAACAGTTTTATAATAAGTTTGATTATATAAGGCAGCAACATTACCAGTATTGTTAGGAGTTAGATATGTAATAATACCTGTAGGATCTACTCTAGTTCCACCATTACCAAATACCATTTCTGCAATAGTTCCTTCGCCTTGGTTAGCTATACTCTGTGCTAGTGCAATAGAGAAATTTTCGTAGTGAATTGCATTTCTTTTGTTAATAAAGACTTCTTTAGTAACGGGGTCATAGATCTTGATATGACCTTGAATGCCAACACTGCCTGCTTCGTTGGGTTTAGAAGGCGCTGGGGCTATAGGATCTTTTGGTAAATTGCTCATGTTTTTATCTTCCATAATGATATTTATCAATATAATTTATTCGTATTTTAACTTCCGTATCTGTAAATTTTAGGTCTTGGCCATGCCAATCCTGTACTAGGTCGCAGACCTTGATTTACCTTAGGACCTACTTGCCCCTCTGCTGGACGCTCTTTATAAAAATATAAAAATCTATTAGCAGATCCTTGAAGATCAGTAAAATCTGTTGGGCCGCCTGTGCCTGCTGTAATCTGATTAGTTTTAGAATAAGTCTGTATATATGTTAAAGCCAATGATTGACTTAACCTAGGCCAAGTTTCCGCTAGACAAGCTAATGCTCCTGCTACCTGAGGACTAGACATAGATGTTCCAGATCGTTTAGTTATATAGTAAGATGTGTTTCTTGCATCGTTAGCATAAACACCCAAGGTAGAATTTACGCTACTCATTATAAATCTACCGGGAGCATAGACATCTACTCGAGGTCCACAATTACTTGCATCAAATTTAGAGTCAGCTAAAGAAGAACCAATTGCGCCAACACATATTGCACCAGCGGCAGCCGTTATTGTTCCTCTCATGTAATAGTAATCTGTGCCAAATGCAGTATAATAGTTATTATAATCATCGGATTCCGATACAGAAGGTGTTGCTATTTTAGAAAATTGATTTCCAGCAGCGGCAACAACAATAACTCCAGCAGCCATTAAATCAATTAAATCTTGTTCTATACTTGTATTTCTTTGACTAACTATGGCGTATCCAGCAACATTGAAAATTCCATAATTTAACAACTGAGCTGATGTGAATGGTCCAGAAATTGTAGTACCCCTATATCTAACTGAATCAATGAATGTAATATCCGTAACAGCAGTTAATCCGTAACTATGATTTGATATAGTAGGATTCTTAATTCCCGTTATGGGATTCATTGGTTTAGTTTGATGCCACACTTTAATGTAATCTATAAAATATCCAGTGGAACTAGGACTACTGGTGTACGGACTAATATTATAAATGGTGGAATCTCGTGCCCATCCTTGGGTATTTCCAGCAAATGTACCAGCGACATGGGTTCCATGATCATTGTCAATTGTCCTATCTGAGTATCCATCACCATTATTATCGGGATATGTGGCATCAATATAAGGAGTATATACATAAGTTCCAGGTGAGCCACCTGTGACTGATGTTGAAAGTTCAAACCAGTTATATTGATTTACTCGAGATCCACCAGTGCCGTCTGCATTAACTGCAAACTCAGGGTGGGCTGGATTCATATGTCCGTCTACAATTACTACATCGACGTATTTTCCGCTGGCAGTTACATTAATTTCACCGGTTACATTAAAAACACCATCTGATCCCCAACTAGGTCGTTGCACTCCTTCAACTGATCTGAGTAATCCCCAATTTTTAAAGGTACTAGATACTGAATTAGATTTGTTCCAAAAAGTACTAGACTGTGTCCAGCTTGGTCTAAATTCCAGGCCGGCTTCTTCAAGTGATAGTTCAACTGCCATAACTCTAGGATCATTGCGGATTAGTCCAGCTTCTTCGTCAGTTAATCTATAGTGTGTATTTCTGCTAACTGGTCTTCGGTTAGATACAGGTATGGATCTGTCAGGAATGAATAGGGCGCCGCCTAGAGTCTCCATATCATTATAAAAAGAATCTAGATCCTCGTACTGATGTAAAGTTACAACATATTCGCGCTCTTGCATTTTAGTCTTCCAGTTTTAATATAGTTAGATCGACAGTAATAACCCTAGAGGATGAATCTTTATTAGTCACTGCTAGATATATTGTAGAAGTTGATGTAGTATCGTTATTAAATCCAAGAACACCTGGAGTAATTAGTTGTGTTAGTCCGCCGGAGGTAGTGATAACTTCTGCAATAACACCACTACCTGGGATCGGGTCATTACCTTCTGTTCTACTAGCGTCAGCAGTTCTACTTGTAGCATCCGAATATAATCGTATCCAGGCAGGATAGTTAGTAACTAGTTTTGACAATAGGTACGATTTATATCCAGATACTTGACAATTTTCTGTTGCGGCAGCGGCTAAACTCAATGCTGTAGTTGCTCTAACTGTAGTTCTTGTAGATAAACCAACTACTGTTGCAGGACTCCATGTTGAACTACTAGCACTCCAGACTAGTGCTTGACCGTTTGCAGGGACAGTCGTTGCAGTATCAACATCAAGAAAAGCATTAATACTTGTAGCAGTATACGCTGCCGGTGTTCCAGTTAATGATGAATAAAGACCGCTAGTGGATACCGCAGACAATGTAAGCCACTTAGTATTGTAATTAGTAGAATCAATTTTTGCTAATACTTGATTAGCAGTTCCACCTGCAATTACACCAACACCAGCAGTACCCGTGGTGCCCGGTGTCCCATTATCTCCTTTAAATCCACTACTAGTTAAATCTCTTGATATTTGATTTAAAAAACTTGAGTAATTGACTCGTTTTGTAAGCCGATTGTCAACAACTACAAATGTTGTAGCATTCGTAACACTTGTAATAGTCGGTAATAGCGTAATATTTGGCATGTTTAATATCCCTCTAAAGGTTCTCCGTTTTCGTCTGTTAATGCAATACTATTTTCTATGAGAACTTTTTCTCCACCATAGAAATATATGTCTGGTAATTCTGCTGGTCTTGAACGTAGGAAGTTTGCCTGCGTTCCAGTACTGAATAGCAACGAAGTTGAAGCAGAGTCTGTCCAGAATTCTGCTTCACGCTTAACTACCGTTATCCTTGTTCCAGTTGTAATTTCTTCAGCAATATTTAACACTAATGTGCTAGTTCCTGTTATAGTAAACTCCGGCTGTAATATCTCATAACTCGACGTATTAACTCCGTCAACTTTTATAGACGATGAAGTGTAATAAGAACGGGACTTATCATGTACTATCATTGAAGACTTTCTTAACTGTCGGCCGCCATAATAAACTTCAACTTGATCTACAGCATTAGCAAGTGTCGACAAAACAATGCCGTCCCCTGCATGAGTAGAAGTGTTAATCAAAAATGTAGATGTTCCAGTTGATGCACTAATAATATAAGTTGTAGTATTTGAGCTAGGAATATGTTGAATTAAACTATAATCCGTTGTAGGAATATTTTGGCGTATGCTTTGATCAATAACTTCTGTACCAATGTCAGAGAATTTTGCAGGACCAGTTCCTAATGTTGATCTTCTTAGACCACTTAGTACATTACCATCCTTGGCAGTATATTCAATTCTTTCTCCATCAACATAGATTACTCCAGGTACATTTCTGTCAGGAATAGGCTGTAGCAAATGGTCGCCATTTGCTACAACAATTGTATTATCAGTGTATTGCAAAGGCTGTGCTAGACGAGTACTAAAATATTCTGATATACGTTTGTAATGATGTCTTCCAAACATATCTTTAAAGATTCTATGGCCCAATACTGAACTTCCATATGAAGGTGGATTGAATACCATAACAACTATATCATCTTCTGGAAAAATGTCTACAGATCCTGAAAATTCAATTGATCGGAAATCTTCCATTACTGAATAATCAAATCCAGCGATTAATGGAGTATCATTAACAGTGACCCATACATAATTTTCATTAAGTACTGGATAAGTTAATATTACAGGGTCGTTACCATTAAATCGTTCAGTCCTGATCATCATGTTATCATGATCAGTAAAGGACGTTACCTTAATAGTAGCACTATTAACTGGTTGAGTTAGGCGTAAATTTCTACCAGATACAAAATAGTCATACGTGCCGCCAAGTAATGATTCAATTGCTATAGCATCACCTGTAACAATATTAGGATTAATTAAATTAATAGTTAACGCTAATACTGTAAAATCATATCCTGGTCTTAATTCAATTCCGTTAAGATAGACTTTAACATTGTCCAATGTATATAGGCCGCTGTTTTCAGGTTGCTTAATATTGATTGGATATTCTGTTTGACCAGCTTGTACTTTATGATAACTAGCCCAAGGTGGTAGTAATCGGTCTCGGACCGTTGATGTTATTTTTTCAACAATTACTTGTTCACTTACTGGTTCAATTGTTCCAGGTGCTCTATCAAGAGTTAGATTAGAAGTCGCAGTTGAACCTATGGTATAATACTGTTCATGGAATGTATTAAATTTAGGGAAAGGATAATCAAAGAACCACGCTTCTAAATTATATATATTACTGCTTAATCCGTTAACAGTGACCATAGCTCTATTACTATTAGAAGCGGCCGGAGACAATACATAACCGTAAACTGCTAGATTACTAGGATTTCCAGATGGTGGAACTTCTTCACCGTTTAGCAATACATACACACTTCTTACATCATCAAATCCTAGCAAACTAGTAACTGCAACGGTGCCTGTATTTCCAACGGTTGATGGAAGTTCAACTCCTATATATTCACTGTCTACAGTAACGTCGGCTCCTACAGTAACAAAAGAATATCCTACAATAGTATAAACTAGTTGAATAGGAACAATTATAGTATTATTAAAAATACAGTACTGGGTAGAACTAGTAAATGAAGCCTCGTTGTTAACCCTGTCAAATACTTTGCCGTTGGCTTGTACTCTAAATCCCAGCGGAGCATCAGGCAACCACGATAATGTAGCTCTAGTTATACCATCAGTTCCAGCTGCAAATGCACCTGAAACTACCATAGGATAAGATGATGATTCTGCCACTGTGAATACATTAATGCCTATAGAATCTGTAACATACCCTGGAACACATTCTTCAGGTGCATAACTATCAACAGCATTTAAAAAGTTGTTTCCATCTATGATAATATCTTCTGGTTTGTATCCAAGAGAAGTGTCACTGATTGTACTTCCGTTTATTACACTGTCTAAATTATTATAGTCATTGTTGGTAGAATAGAACTCTAATTCAGTTGCACCAAATAGACTAACATTCATAGTTCCTGAAATAGTTGCAGTCGAAGTTGAATATATAGAAACTACTGCTCTATCAAGTCCATCAATAGAATTAGAAATTCTATACCAAATAGTAGTTGTACTTTCTGGTAATACGTCAACAAATGTTGTTGTGCTAACTTCTTTAAATTTTACTTCTGCTCTAGTAACATCAGTGAACGGTGCAAATGTTTGCATTGACAATATTGTTGCCGATGACATTGATTCAGTTGCTCGGTACAATAATTTATTAGAAGCTTCTAGATCATTCAGTAGACTTAAAAGTCTAAAACTAGCTCCAGGATTTAATGTAGTTGATGTGCTACCTAATTCCCATCGGTCAGATCTAATTTCAATATAGTTGTCAGTACATTTCTTTACTTCGGCATTTAAATTAAATCCTGGATCAAGGAAAACAGTATATGAATCTGTAGTTACTGGACTAACCGTTCCACTAAATGTTAGTATAGGTGGTACAGAATAACCTATACCAGGCCATCCTGCAAGTACTGAGATGTTAGTTACCGTGAGTCCAACTTGAGTTATCTGAACTTTAGCCTGACGGCCATTTGGTAAGTCAGGAGGAGAAACTACAGCAGTGACTAAAGATGTAGTTGATGTAGATAAAATTGGCGTTGTTGTGGTATTAATGTAATCAATTCCGTAACCACCAGTACTGTTAACTCCGTTGATTAATATAAAATCACCTGGTTTTACCGACGTATTGAAAGACTCTCTAGTATTAATAACAATTGTCGAAAGTGTTGCGGTGGTACCTGTAGAGTATATATGTTTTATTTGTGTGTCTATTTCATCAAGAGTACCAATGAATATTCTAGAACCTAAAACTTCAGTTACTACCGTGGTAGATCTAAATATCTGAGTAGATGTATTCAACGGCGCTATAGTTTGTCCCGGATAAATTCCATCTGATGAATCTGTGTCAATCCATAGACTGTCTTTCTTTAAATCTCCTGTAAGTTTAGCTACTGCATAGCTACTTACAGTGTCTCCCCAAGGTGCTGAGTCATAACGTGTACCTGTGTTATCCCAGTTAGGAGTTTGGTCAAACATTAACCCTTGTATAGATATACCAGGATACTCCGCGCCTTCCATTAGCAACGGTAATTCTTTTCCTGGCATTAGATCAGTAGGATTGTATAGGTTGATAATCCTATCTACAGCATTGTATAAATCAATATTTTTGTTATAGGTAACTTTAAACACTTGGCCATATGCTGGAACTTTATTTAAAAATACAAATTTACTGTAATGTTTAATGTACTTAGGTACATCTCCTGATCTATCAGTGTTTAAGAAATATCTATAACGGTGATCCGTCATCTTTTCGCCTGTCCAAGAATTTTCAGGGAACGTTCTTGATACATCTATTCCAACATTTTCTTCTGCAATCTGATAATATTCTATAGTGTAATCGGTACCAAATACTAATTTACCATCTAACAACGGAGTTATATTTTGTTTATCTGGACTTGCAAGCCAAGATAATGTAAATTTATCTAAGGTGCCGTCACAGATAAATGTATCAGTGACTGTTAAATTAGTCAGGTCTCCAACTGTAGAAGTTCTATCAAATTTTAATCCAATTATATTTTTTCTAACGGCGTCATTGGCCATGATGACCGACACCCTAGCAGTATCATTAGTAGTACTATTTGAGATAGTTACTATTGGAGGGATTACATAACCAGATCCAGAATTGGTTACAATTACTTTATACAGCTCACCGTTTCTAATGTATGCTTCAGCTGTTGCACCCGAACCAGTATCTCCAGTAGATGTAGTAATAGTTACTGTAGGTCTTTGTGTATATCCTGAACCTGCGTACCCCACTTCAATTGCACTTACATAAAACTTATAATTGTCTTTCCAAGATTTATAAGGATATGAATCTACTAAAGAGTTATCTAAATCAATTACATCAAGAGAATCTGTAGTTGTATTATAATAAGAAGGCAAATCAAAGTCAGTAGTATATAAATCAGCTTGTTCTGCTTTGTCATAAACTGAAGTATAATTTCTTATTTTTGTATGATACGGCTTGACTTCATTAATATAATTTTCAAAGTATTCTTCGTTGTTTAATTTATAAACAGGTCGTTGATCAAGTGTTCCAATATTATTAAACACATTAATAAAGGAAGTTTTGAATGCCCAGTCAAGTAATTTTTGTTCAGTTAACGTATACTTAACTGCGGCAAAGAAGAACAAATTCCAATTTACTTTTAATGAATTAATAAAAATATTATTCTTTAATGCAATAAGAATGTAGTACAATTCTTGATCAGGAATTTGATCATACAAGGTTTCTTCAATAGTTGCACTATCGTAAGCATACTTGCCTATGTTATAATCCCATAAGGTATCTAATAATTGAATAGTTCCTTGTTCTCTATAAACAATGTTATAGGAAGGAATGTAATTTCCTCCGCCAGATACTTTCTGAAGAATAGCATATTTGCTATCTCCAATATTTTTAACTTTTACATAGTCTCCATCAACAACAGATGTTAATGACCCTATTGCAAACAAATCTGAAATTGTGTACTGTATAGTTTTATAAGAATCATAAGTAGCACTAGACCAATCGACTGTGGTCCAGAATAACGGAGTATTATATTGTTGTGTTTGAACTTTAACCCAAGTTCTTAAAGAATAATCAAAACTATGTTTAGTCCATCTGTTTCCACTATCACTGTTAACCTGTACTATTATAGAATGAGAACGGATTTTAACATTTACCAGGCCGTCCGCATATCCATTGCCTGGATTAATAATTGTTGTAGAAATCACTCGGCCGTCAACATCTAATTCAGTTACAATTTCACCAATTGCCGAACCAGTTGACAATATAGTAACTTTAGGTGCAATGGTATAACCAAAGCCTGGATTAGTAATAACAACACTTCTTATTTTTCCATTCTCTGCTCGACATTCTAATTCTGCTTTAACAAAATTAATTGTAGACACTTCATCGAGAGACGCAAGGTCTTCAACTACTGCATCGTATTCATAAGAAAATAATGCAGGTATTTCTTCTACTTTGTTTAGGTTTTCAAAAGAATAATTTCCTACAATTCTATTTTCTTTAAAGACAGAATTTACAAATGTAATTAAATTACGTAATGCTGCTAATCGATCTTTGAACAATGTTTGTTGAGGACGAATTCCAATACCATATCTGTTTCTATAGGTAAGATTTTTTGCAGGCACTACATTTCTGTCTACTGTAGAGTCATGTCCTAATAAACTATCAAAAAGTTTTTTCTCTAACAACGTATTAGGAACACTGGTATGATCACCTTCGTTTAACAACAACCATTCAGTGTGTTTAGGAGTAGAAATACTGTAGTCAATAGTAATATTAGCATTGATCCTATTTCCAACTAACATTGGTTGGACGTTAGCAAATGCTACAGAACTCGGTGATAATATTTCAACAAATTTCAAACCGTTAGCAACTGGGTCTGCAATATAACTTGCAACTTGAAACCCGCTCAATCTTCTGTTCTCGGCTTTAGGCAAAGTAACTTTATTCTTAACCCAGAAGTAATAAACATTTTCAAACGATCCTGTTACATTATTAAATAATTGCTTAACAGAAATAACGCTGTTGTCTGGATACTTAGGTTGTCCACTAATGCTGTTAACTAGTCCTTTAGTAGTATCGGCTTGGGCGGCCCACTCGGCGGGTAATAGGTCGGATTTGACCCACTCGTATACGTCAATACTGGCACCTGGGAACATTCTACCCCAGTTATTTTTTCTAAATATTTCATCGCCTTGCTCATACCACATGAACTTTGCAGTACTTAAATCCCACCATAGTTCACCTACGTGTTCATCTAACCAATTTGTTTCAGTATTAACAATAGTTCCCGCAAGTCCAATAGAATATGTAGCTGGGTCAAACGCAGCTTTGAATTTTAATTCTTGTTCGGCAATTCCAGCAATCTTTCCTTTAACTGGATCAATTACATCTAGATAGTCAACTACCTCTTCTTTTACTGTATCAATTAAGGCAACACGACCTATCGGTAATACATCGACTGTATTTTCTTGTTCTCTCAAAACTTTCCAACTTTGAGAAGTTAGATCTGTTTTACTGAATATATATAATTCAGAAGTATCAGTTGTTGATGCTGAATACGGTTGACTAGTAGGAGCCCCAACAAATACTTCGTTGTTAGTTACAACCGTGGCGGCGCCATATCTACTACCGGACAATATATTAACATCATTTAATTCGTCTGCTTGTATAAACTTATTACCTACTTTATTATACAGATAAACTGTGCCAGCATCTGGAATTATTTCGTTAAACTTAGTAGAGCCGCCGTCAAAAGTTGTTTGGCCTGCGCTGCTAGATTCATCAAATAGTTGTTCACGGCTTCTAGTTTTTCCTAGAGCACCAATACTAATAGTTTGTTCGTCTTTACTAATAGAAATAGAATAACCAAACTTCAAATCATTAGTAGGTAAAGGATTGTCAATAATTTGATTTAAAACATATATCCCTGATGTGTTTGTAAAGATTGCAACTTTACCATACGGCTCATTTGTATACTTGATCTCAGGAGCGGAAATTAACAGATACTTACCACTATCTGAAACTGCAATGTCATGCCCAAATCTACCACCTTCAGCAAACTCTGCTAAGAACGGATAATTAACAGGCTGAGAATACGACAAATCGGTGTTAAACAAATGAACAGTGCCAGAAGAGGCAACGTACCCAGGGGCACTAATTGCAAATCCAATTGAACACTCGGCAATCTTATAACCCCATTGACTGCCAGCGGATAGTGTAATAGACGAAGTTGTTAACTCAATTCCACGAACATGTGATATTACTGTAGAAGATGTTGTAATACTATAAGCATATACTGATCCAGTGCCTGCAAATGTAGTAGACCCAGGAGCACCTACTAATAATGTTGTGGAACTAGTGGATGGTACTCGATTAATACAAATAGAATGTCCAAATCTAGAATTGTCAGCAGGACGTGGATTTGCTATAACAATTTCAGTAAAGATAGGATAATCTTCTTGTCGACTATCAATTTTAACTAACCCTTCCTTGACATAAGGTCTAGCATATCCAGAGCCAGTACTTAATACATTAGTACCAGTAACAATTGCGGCTCTAACATAAGTAGCCTCAGGAGCACCTGTGACATATAATTTCTTTCCTATATCATATTGTAAAGCATAACCAAACTGTGTAGAACTTGTAGCACTACAGTAAGTTTTTAAGTTACTATTTAAAATATAATCATATTTGCGAGTCCATACACTGTTTACTTTATTGAAAACTTTAACACGACCTTGACTGTACGCCCCATCAATTCTCCAGCTAGGAGCAGATACTAGCATTACAGAACTGTCATTTGATGCAAAAATTGAAGTTCCGAACCTCTGACCTGCAGGAGTATCAGCAGTGTCAATTGTTGTTACAGAATAGTTTTTAACTTTTTCATAGACCTGCCATTTACCGTCAGTGCCGCTGTCTATCCAAACTTTGTCGCCAGCATTTAATTTTAAAAGATCTGTGACTTGAGATAACTCATCTAAATTACTATATCTTGCTTCTTCAAATTTATATAAGGATCCGTAATTTAATAATGCTTCATTTTCAATGCTAGACAATCCAGTAGAAACTGTGAATTGATTTGTGTTTACAATAGAATTAACAATGTAAACTCCGTTAACTTGAGCATTAAATCTTACTACAGAAATAACATCACCTGTCTGAAGTCTGTGATGACTGTCTGTTACGAAAGTAATTTCACTGCCAGGAGCACTAACAAATACTCCAGATATTTCAGCTAACTGTTTAGCATATCTGTAAACAGTCCAATCTCCATTTTCTTGAAATCCTAGCCAAACTGTGTCACCGTCTTGTATTGCAGAATTGTTAGCAATGTCCAATAAACTGTTTTTGTTGTAAGCCGTAGATGTAACGTCATCTGGTCTTACATAACCAGCTGTGGTTAGTTTTAAATTATTATCTTCCCAGGTACCAGCATAGGAACTTATTGTATTTGCAGGGTCATAACCATCTGGTGTTAATAACAATGTTGATGAAGTTATATAATTAATTAAAGGATTAGCGTCAGCAGGCAATGTATTAACAAATTTAACTAGATAGGGATTTTCTAAATAGGTGCCTTCTTCTAACTGAAATTCAATTTCATTTAATGATGAGTAACTTCCATAATGTCCTGTTCTAAAGGCCCACTCTTCTTTAAATGAGAGGTCTCCTTTATTTGTAAATTCGCTGGCCTTGGCCAATTTGTCAACTGCATTCTTAGTGCCTTTGTCTTTGATCATGCCTTGATAGAATTTATATTGACTAATTGGATTAGTGAATATATTATTTAGATACGTCCTAGGAGTATATCCAGTAAGGTGTTGCGCTAATTGCTGTTGACTGTAATCAAAGTTATCAATGTCAAGACTATAAAAATCTTCAAATTGATTAATTTTATAATCAAAATTAGGTAGTAATTGAGGAACTGGCTTTTTACTTAATTGTTCCCATTTGGTAAAATCAAATATAGAATCAGAAGTAATTTTTACCAATGACTCGTAATATCTACCATTGTATCTTACAACCTTACCTGGCAGATATGTTTTGTATGCCTGCCAGTCATTGATTTCAACATTGTCATAGACAAAGCCGGGACTGAATAAGTCGCCGTTCCAATTCTTCGTTCTAAATCCAGAAAGTTTAATTCTTAGTTGTCTGTACCCTGTTTCAATATCATAGATAATATCGTTGAATACTGTAAAATTATTAAACACCATAGCGTGTTCTTTTTGCACAGAATTTAATGCAGCAAAGAATAATCCTTCATTAGCATCTCTGGTCTTAATTGTACATATAGTATCTTCTCTAGCCATGGTAAATTTATCAATAGGATAAGGTTTACCGTCTGCTTTTAATAAACTGTATTCATATTTTCCTGTAGAAATATTATCAACAACAGAATTAGGGAAATTATATTTGATGTAATTGGCAAAAGGACTTAAAGTAATTAAGTTGCCATCTGCCCAATTCTGCGTAGTCCAGTACAAAAATTCTTTGCCAGTAAACTTCCAATTTAACATTTCGTTTAAATCAGAGTTGAATTCATCAAAGATAAATCCCTGTGTTTCGAGATATGCACCATAACCTATGATAACATCATATACTGCTTGAATTGTTGTAAATTCTGTGCCGTAAGGAATTTGTGTTACAGTAGATTCAAATTTTGAAGAAGCCTGGACGGCAGCACCGCCTTTAATTGGCAACTCTGGAAGACCTTGAAATAATGCAGGATCAAATGTAGCTCCTGCATTATGCCCTATTTTAACTCTATAGAACTTGTTATTATATCTTACAAGCTGTCCTTGTTTGTAATATCGACCGGTAGTAGATTCTACCGATGTATTATCAACTGAACTTACGCCTTTGTTTCCGTTATTAACAACATTTGACCAATCTGAGAAATCTTCAGATATACCTCCAACCTTAACAGCACCCGAAGAAAAAGAAGAAATAGGTTGTAGTATTTCAAAATATGGATTTGCTATATCGTAGCCCTTGACTATAAAATTACCATTAGATCGTTGGACAATGATTCCAGAAATTCTAGCAGTCTTGATAGGATTGCTGACATTTAAGATCAAAGAATAATCTTCAGATGGTAGTACAACTCCAGGGCTTGTTGAAGTAGGATCAATGGAGTCAATAATAATTTGTAGCTTGTCTTTACTAACAAACCCGCCAACCTTATGGAAAAGATTAACATTGAGATATTCAAGATCCTGTCTTAATTTTACAATATAATTTTGATCTTTCTGTCTACCTCTTTCAATAATGTAAGATCCAAAGCCTGCAATTTGATTATTTGACTCGCCTTCAATAATTAATTTTCTAGGATCTAAATATGAATCATCTTCAGTATAGGTTACTTGTCCAACAGGATTGATAGTAGTTCTACTAACATCAAATAAAGACGAACACACTGTACACGGATTTAATAAGGCGGCTGCGGCAAGTAACGAGAATCTGGAATGACTACTTCGTCTCCAAACAAACTCTGCAGGGCCACGATCGCCAAACTTCCAATATGATTTTTTATCTTGGTATGAATTTGCAGTAACTAAAAAGGTATTAGGAGTTTTTAAATTTCCATCTACGTCAACTGGGATGATTGATAATAAATCAGGTCTTGCATAGTCAGGTAGATATACATTTTCGCCCCTCAGGTATCCATTTTTCAAATCAGTCCAAAGTTTTGTATTGGTTGATTTGTAAGGGGCGATGCCGTATTCACTGACCCACCAAGCAGGAGCTTCGGTTAACCCTAACATTTTCCAAGGAATAAGGTTAGGCTGGATAGTATCGTAAAAATACGTGAAAAGAGTTTTCCAGTGTCCTGAAATTTCATTTTTATCTACAACATCAAGGCTACCTGTGTAATTCCAAGTACGAGGGTTTGTTTCATCAAAGGTATTATTAGTAGTAGCATCAACTCCGTAGGTACCTGCCCAACGAGAAAAATCATTTATTAATATACTGTCTACATCAGCAACCGTATAATTCTTTTTTCTAAAGGCTCCTGGAATTACTGCGTTAATATCAAATATGCTACTGTTATATTGAACCTTAATATTATTAAAAATTCTTAATTCAAATTCTAAAATAATATCATCTCTGTAATCATCATAGGCGTTTATTAAACTACCATCGTGTCCTTGAATTACATTTACCTGGCCTGTGGCCAATGTAGTATCAGGAAGTATCTGAGGAATAGAAGATGGGTACAATCCTAACTTTGATGGAGTAGGAGGAATATAACACCCTAACGTATCAATGTAATAATTAATTGTTATTATATCACCAACTGATATAGGAGTTGATAGTATTACAGATCCGTCAATGTAATCAAAAGTATATTGAGAACCATGTATTAAATGTGTTCCATTAATATAAACAATTACGGATTGAAAACTTAATCTAGTTAAATCAAATTCAAAACCAATTGGATATTCTACGTTGGCAACGTCAGTAACTGTAAATGTTCTTACTGTTTTGTTTTGCCCGTAGCCTAACATATCAGAACGCTGATATAAAGATTTAAGATCTTTATCTTTATTAAGAGTTGCTAATATTAAATCAAGTGCATCCGCTGCAGATAGCTGACTGTCAACATTTTGTATAGCTTTTAAAAAATTCATCTTAAACTGGTCATAATGTTGCCCAGCTTGTCTAATAGAGTCGACTACGTTGTGTTCTTTCTTACCAAGAAAAATTTGAGAAAATGTAATTGGACTAGCATTGACTACTAATCTTGAACCATATTTGGCATAGTCAGTTAAGTCTCTTAAATTATTTCCAGTGTATGCCGATGTTTTAGCAAGCATCGAATATACATGATCGCCTAACTCACTCAAGGTTAAACTTGAAGCAAATCCATTCAACGGATTATTTGTTAAACTGATAGGAGTTTCATAGTACCCATTGCCATTAGGAATTTGATCAGTTTCTATTTTTAATAAAACTACCTCGTCTTTTAACAATATACTTTCTGTAGTTAATGTAATCTTCCCGGTAGTAGCAGTTGTGCTTACTGGTATTTTTTTATTATTAACATACGCAGATACGGTCAATTCAGTATTAATAGGCGAATCAAAACAGGTTACATTGATAGTATTAGTATTCTCAGATAGGGTTTGAATTTCTAAAACAGGAATTTTATAATCAACAGATTGCGCCCAAACATTAGTTAATACATCATTTAATTTTAGATAAGTGATTGCTGTTGAAATTGTTCTACTTACATTATTGTTAGTCAATATAATAGTGTCTGTCATAAAATAATTTTTAAACAGATAACTACCAGCACCTATATTATTTTGATACTTTAAAGAGAATCCTAAAACTGGATCAACATTACCGGTGCCAACTTCATAACCAAAAATTTGATTTCCTACAAAGTTATTAGCTTCATCAACCTCAGTATAACTAATTCCAGTGCTAGTAAACAAATCAAATAATGGTGGTTGATTTACAGTTTCGTGTTGCTGGGCATAAATCCATTTACTCAATGATGCATTAAAATACCAACTTGTTCCGTAGTATTCTGTACCAAAATTTACACTTACAGAATCCATATCTGTGGGTGTTAAATCTTCGGCTCCTATGAGGCGTAGTACAGGGACTTCGCCTGATATATCAAAATTAACTTGAAATATTTTACCTCTTACTGCTAAATCATCATCATTATTAAAAACAACTCGATGGCCTTGCTGTAATAAAATACCATCAACATAATAACCGTAAGTACCGTCAACTGTACCAAATGCGTCTGTAGTAGAGTCGTCAATTACATCAACGTTTCGAATTCCAGATTTTCCAAAATTATAAAGTTTTAAATCTGCTTTAAACTCAATAACAGGACGGTTGGCTCTAGAAGATAACGGATATATTACCGGAATATTATTAATCTCAGATGTTACTCTGATAATTTCTTTGTGGAACCATCTATTATAACGTGTCCAAGGATTTAAATCTGAACTAGCTCTATTAATTGTAATGTAATCAGGAGTTAGCGGTAATTTTTTATCACCATCAAACGGATAATCATCAAATTGAACATTGTCAAATGTTTCGTCAAATACGGTAGCAGTTTTATCATAAGAATCTAATACATTGTATTCTATTAGTTTAATAGATAATCCCACTCCTTCAACTAGATAAACAATTCCTTCAACTGAAATTTTCATACCGTTGCTTAATAGGTAACCATTTTCCATTTCATAAGAAACTTCACCTACAATATCAGCTAATGTTTCCGTGGCCGCTAATGTAATTAAGTTTGGGCCGGTAGGCAACCAATAGTAATCTGTAAAGTTGATTAGCTTATCCCAATCAATTAATGGATCATAAGAATAAAATTCTGATCTAAATAACTTGTCAAGATTAGAATTTTTGCCGCCTTGTATTCCTATTTCGTTGATCAGGTCATCATAAGACACTACGTCTGTGACGTTATTATTAGAATCTCTAAATACTAACGCAGGTTCTAAATTGTAACTGTTCCTTAATGAAGATTTTTCATCAAGATAAAAGTCTGTACTAGGATTATAGTTAGGAGTAATCTTGGATCCAACAAATCCTTCCAATCTCTCAACTTGGGGAGTTTGAATAAATTGATCAATCGTGCTAGATAAAAATTTAGAATTCTTATCAGTTTGTAGATATTCTGGTAATAGGTTAACTGATTTTTTAATATCCGCCATGTTAGGTTCCGCTAGTTGTTACAATTGCCGAAGTCGATTTTAATTGTGATGCTGTAATGGCATCAATTATTTCTATGTCCGAAATTCCTGCACCATTTATAAAAAGTTCATTTGATTGACAGGCCACTTCGTATAAACTGCCAAAGCTGCCAACACTCTTAGGTGTAACAACAAAGTTAGTTATGTCAGGTGTTAGTTGGTTCATTACGTAAGTCGACAATTCACTAAAATAGAATGATTGTCCAAAATCCCAATTCTCTAAAGCAAAGAATTCATTGATTGCTGTTAGTATTCTAGTTTTTAAATCGTTGTCTGTTGTAGGTCTTTCAGAATTTCTTACTGCTTTAAATTTAGCTTGTAAACTAGTAGTAGCATTGCTGCCAAATAATATTTTATATTTTACAGAATGAAAAATAATCTCATCGCTGATAGCTTTGATTGGTTCTAAACTAGCAGAATAGTTTTGTTCTAGACTATAGCTTGTAGGAGGAAGTGGTTCACTGACTGTATTACCTGCTAGCCAACTTCTTACACTGTTGTCGTATCCAGTTGTTAATACATAGATATCAATAATGTTTGATTTACTAGGATCAATTCGTCTATCATTTCCACTATTATGAACATAATGAAAGTTAAGGCCAGAGCGGCCAGGGCGAGCAAAATATTGATCTGTGTATACTAATTTATTATCGGCTACAGACCAATATTTGATAACATTTATTGCTGGGCTGTAAAAATAAAATAAATCGCCATCAGCTACAGAATATGCCGGATTACCTTTGTAAGAATAAAAATCAATTTCAGTTTCAAAAGGAATAATTCCCGTTGTTAATTCATATCGGGCACCATTACTTAATTTTTTAAAATAAACAAAATTAGTTTTATGATCTATTGAAGTATTAGCAATTCGTTCTACATAGTCGGGTTCTACAATTGTTTTAAATGACTCTGGATCCTGAATTTGTCCTGTATTATTATAATCGTAAAAACTTACTTTTATTTTTTTTGGTTCTATGTACCCATCACTTTCTACTACAGGGCCATCAATTTGCCAGGCATAATCTGATGATAACTTTCCGGTAAAATTATTTCCCGCATACCATTTTCCAGTAATTTTTCTAGAAATTTTATTTGTAATGGTATTTAGATAATAGTCTCCGTTATTTCCTAAAGAATTAGATACGTTATCAGTGGTGCCGTTGTACCATTGCCTGTCAGACGATGGTAAAGAATTAACTGATAACACATCAATTCTGTCTTTAACTACAGTATTAGTAATAAAATCATAGTTAACAGAATCAATATCTACATAAAATGCAGTTTCTGCTTCGCTTTCGAATATAAAATATAAATTTCTATATCGAACTTTATAATTTTTTCCAGTCCATACAAATGCTATAATCCAACTAGAGTCTATTCCTGCATCCTCTACATTGCCTTGATTATCTAAACTAAAAGAATCTAACAAATTTAAATTAGAATTTAAAATTATATCCCAAGTTCTTGAATCATTTGAAATTGTTAATCCAAAATTTCGTTGACTCATGCACAAATTAGCAATTTCGTTTTCAATGGAAAAGTTTAAAGTTTGTACGTATTTAGGAATTACTTCAATTGGCACTGCTCCCTGAGGAACACGACTAGAAAATATTACAGGACCAGTTCCGTCGTCAAGTGATCCTGCGCCACTGTTGCTGCCATCACCAATTACCTGATAAACCATGGACCACATATAATCTCTGCCGCCTGCAGGAATAAGTCCCGCGTTGGCGCCAGTTGTAGTAACTGCGACTAGATTATTGTCAGCATCAAAATATTTTCCAATAGGCGGACTAAATTTAACCAAAGCACCCTGGTTTGCATATTTTAAATTATTTTCTGAATACTCCCCCATTGATACCGGACCTGTGATATTAGAAAAATATCCTCGGCTTTGCCCCGGAGTTTTGTTAACTTCATTCCAGGTCAACAATAACAATGATAAATCAAGGTTATTATATTTGTTAATATAAAATGAACGACTTCCAGTTGATAACACCACCGGAGCTAGAGAATTTTTAATAACAGAAAGCACTTGGTTTCTACTAGTAAATTCAAATTCAAAATATTCTTCAGATTCTTCTTGATATAAAATACCGTCTGCGGCAAAAATGTTAGTTTTACTGTATCCACCAGTTACATCGGATATATCAAAATACTTACTCAAACCACTGCTAACACGGTTAACACTTTTAACTTTTAATATATCAGAGCCTGCACTCAACGGAGCAATATTATAATCTTCTCCAGTGATCATTCTATTTTGTAGGTAATAATTTTGAGGAGCTTTAGTTTGAATACTGGCATTGCTTTCTGCACCTGAACTGTTACTAACAGTGTATTGAAGACTCAATGTCATTTGTAAGGTGTGTGTTTGTCCAACTCCGTTAACATAAGGAACTTGAATAACAATACCACTCATTTGCTCAGGTTTAATAACATAAGACTGTCCATTGCTCTGTCTGTAGAATAGTCTAAAGTCACCTTTGGGCAAATCACCAAACACGCCGTCAGCAAAGTTTAAATCAATTTGATCATTTTCTCTAGGAGCGATTGCATAGATAGTTCTTAAATTTTTATTAAGACTATTATAAATTACGTTATTGCTATTGTTGATAGTAGGAACATCTGTCCATAAAGTTAAAAAGTTTCCATTCTTATCTAATTGCCATAACCATACATCTGTATCATTAATGTCAGGTGTGTTAATGCCCACAATCTCATTAGGTACAGGATTGTCTAAAGAGAACTGGACCATACTTAATGATCCTTGTTTGAACATTGTAAAGAATCCTGTGTCAGCACTACCAGATCCTTGATTGTCGTTTTTATAAATGAAACTAAATTGATTTGCAGGTTCAGGAGCCGCTTCATACACATAAGTTCTATCAATAAATGTACAAGGAGCCACCTCAAATCCCATTGACACTCCGTCAATGTTTTTGTTGAAACTAAACAACGGAACATCAGTGTTAGCACCGTTGAAATAATATTGTTCTGTTAGGATACCACTTAATGTTACTCTGTCTGCGGGATTTCCAAAATTAGAACTCATTGCAGAATTCATAATATTGATAAACTGTTGATACCAATTAGAATTAGTTGAGTCATTCCACCCAATAGTAGTGTTAGCAAGGTTGTTGCCGTTAGAATCAATTACGCTGTCTGTTGTAGAGATAGCTGTAACTTTTAAAAACCCGTTTGCAGGTGTATTGCGTTTAGGACGATAGCTAATTAGTTGTGCTAACCGTAGGATACTATCACGTCGTTGTGCTGTTTCTAAGAAGTTTTCGCGGGCATTTAAATCAATACGGAATGATAAATTTTGACCCAAGTAAGCAATAAGATCAATAAGGGCTATATACTCACTACTATCAATGAAATCGTTAAAATCTTCTGGATAATTTTCCTGAAGATAGGAAATCATTGTACGTCTTAGTGTTTCAAAATCGTAGCTTTTGAAGTCAGCATTGCGAAAAGATTGATAAATCTTTTTCCAATCTTCGCCGACGAGTAGTTGAGTGTTAGTTGAAGGGATCATATTCTTTTCTAGATACCATATTTATTGTAAAAATTAACCATGCACATTATTGCAGGACCAGTCCAATGTTCTGATCGAACAACAATTTCAATGACGATGATTGATCCGTATTTTTCATTACTAAAACAATATCAATCAAATAGCCTTGTTCGTATTCGTTAACTTGTATTTGTGTAGGATATACTCTCGAATCAGCAGTACAGATTGTTTCAATATCTTTAGTCAATACATTTCTAATATTAGGAGTCAGTGGTTCCATTAATGTATCCCAGATGATGGTTCCAAAAGTGGGATTCATTACTCGCTGACCTTTTCTTGTGTTAAAATGATTAAGAATATTCTGTTTAATTAATTCAAAGTCGTAGAGTTTAGATCCTCTATTATCTGGATTAGTGGTGCTAAATCCTTTATAATAATGAGTCAGCTTGTTAGAGTGTTGACTATTATAGTTTGTAGGAGTAATTTCTAAATTCTTGTAAGGCATGGTATATTTATTATCCTTTTAAGAGCCAGTTTTTATAGGGTTGCCACTGCCATCACTAAGGATGCCGCCACTACCTGTACCTACTAATTTACCTTGAAGCTGACCTAAGAAGCATTCATAGTAGCCTTTCTTTTTAGCCTTGATGTCTGGTGTATTAAACCCAACAGACTTACAAGCTGCTTCAAAATAATTAGGATCTGTTTGTGCAACTTTACATCTGTCAAGCATGTACTTGACGCTAACCTCAGCAGCAATAGCAGGATCACTTAACAGTTTAGGATTATTAAGAAGGTCTTGACCTACCATCTCTCCGTACCGTTTGTAATTTGCACGGCCAGTTAATTGGATATAACCTCGCCCTATAAAATTGCCGCCATCTCCAGGTTGTGTATTACCTAAGCCCTTGCCTTTAGATGTAGTATACCCGTATAAAAATTCAGGCAAGCTGTTATTAGGATTGCCTGCATATTGTTGAGCTAATGCTTTATCACCTTTAAACACACTAGGAAATACCTGCAATAGTCTGTCTGCAGAATAGTTAAATCCTTCTTCAACTAACTTCCATCGGCATTCGCCTCCAGCAATGCCTAACAAGGCTGCGATGGCAATAGGACTTGTTAAACCGTATTTGGCACAAGCAGCCTTAAGGGCTGCAATACCAGGGGCTGCAGAACCAGCATTAATATCTTTAGAAAATTCAGGGGTACAAGTTCCGGGAACAACTTCAGGTTGATTAGCAGGTTCTTGTGTGCCGCTAGCAGGGTTTGGCGGAATACCTGCTGCACTTCTATCTGTCAAAGTAACGTCTGTGGCAGCAGGACTAAATTTTGTAGGATTAACGTTTTCGTGTTGTGGCCATGGTTCGTGTGTTGGCACACGTTGCATGATAGTTTTGATAGTTCCTGTATTGTAGAACTTACCATCACTCCAACCGTAGCTAACTTGTTTATCTGGGAGGCTAAACAATGGTAAATCTGGTGGAGGTTCTGCAGACGTTGCAATGTTAGGAGCGCCGGCTGCTGGACCATTTAAGTGTACATTTGATCCAGATACTAAGACATTACCATTAGCACCTAAATTAAGTGTTGCCGCTGTGCCTAAATTAATATTACCTTCACAGGCAAGACTTACTGCTCCTTCAGCGGAGAAATTAATATTAGCGCCGGCTTCAACATCATAGCCCGTGGCCACTGTGATATTAGAAGATGCTCCAATTGTTTCATTATGCGATCCTCTGACAGAGATTTTTTGGTCGCCGTCTACTACAAGATAATTGTATCCTACAATATTAGTTTCCATGTTCTTGCCTGCTCGCATATGGATGTTGCGGCCTGCCTCTATGTTAATATCTCGATCAGCACGGAAATTAAAATCTGCTTCAGTATGAATGCTAATGCTGTCTGCGGCATAGATATCAATTTTACCCATACTAGTCATTTCTAACCAAGTTGTACCTTTACTGTTACCTATGTAAATTAAATCTTGACTGTTGTGTAATAGTATCTGATGCCCTGTTCTTGTTCTAATTCTAACAAGTTCATTTTGTCCGTTGACATCTCCGTCATCCATGACAAAACTACTGCCGCCTAATCTACTAACTGGTGCTTGTGTATTTCCTTCATAGCCCAACTTACCTCGTTTGGCACCGGCACTATCATCAAGTGGTCCAGGGGTGCTAATACCAAACACTCCGCTAGGTACTTCTCGTCTAGCACTACTAGAAGTAACTCCACGAGCTGTGTCCAACAATAAACCCTGCTGTACTAATCTATCTGCAAAAGGATGTACTGGTTTAGCAAATCTTTCTACGTTAGGATTTTCTAACTTCTTAGAACTTTTATGAAATTCTGCAACTGGCAAATAATCTGTGCCGTATTTCCTACGCTGTTCTTCTGTAACTGCAACTTGTTTGCTGGCAGCAATACCGGGCACCATATGATTTTGGAATACATCTGAGACACAGCCCATCCAATAACCTTGATTAGGATCTCCGTCAATGAAGATAACCATAACTGTGGTTCCAATATCTGGTGGTACCGCCCAGAAACCATAACTTTTCTGAACATCATTAAAGTCACTGCTGTTAGTTCCTTCGTGCCTAATAGAAGTATTGCCTGCAAAAGGACTTAGGTAACGAACTACATAAGTTTCACCTTGAAGCTTTGTAGAATTAGGTATACCCTTAATTAACGCAACTTCAAGTCCTCCCATATAAGTAGGATCAAGGTGGTTTGTTACTTCTGCAAGGAAGGGGCCCGGTGAAGGTAGAGGGGCACGTTTTCTTGTTTCAAATCCCATATATTATCCTATGTTAAAGGTTCCGTTGATTAATTTGTTTAATGGACTAGCAGATGCGCTACTTCCAAATTTAGCACTAACTGATCCTACTAAATTTTTATCTGGAATAGGAATAGACCCAGTTAGTCCAGATAGTTGAGATTGTACAGATGCTGTTTTATCTTTTATAGCATTAATATCTACTGCATTAAACTGCCCAGTTATATTAGAGAACGGATTAATCTGCGATGTAGGTATGCTAGCTAGTGCAGATGCAACTACACCTGCTGGCAATAAATTGCCCGATATACCTTTAACATTACTAACTCCGTATAAGTTTGCTACCGCAGTAGCACCGCCTTTGGCAGCAACTTCATTTACATACGCAATATCAACTCCGGGTGCAGGTGCAGTTGAATAAGGAGTAGTAGGAGGAATGTTTTGTATTTTGCTTGGAGAAATATAATCTAGTACAACGCCAACGTCTGCAGCCTGTGCAAGGTTAACACCTTCAGGTGTATTGTTTCCAAAACTTGCAATTTGATTTAATGCTTTACTTTGGTATTGTCCACTTAACCCTGATAGTTGAGAAACATCTAATCCTACCTGTGCGCCAATTGCTTGAGGATCAGCTGCACTTCCACCAAAGGCAGAAATCTTACTGCCAATGTCTTTGGCAAAGGGAGATATTTTAGTTCCCAGGCTACTGACTATTCCAACAGCAGCCGCGCCTAATTCTTTTGTTCCACCGAGTATGCTGTCAACTGCTCCGGTGGCCAGTTTAGTTGGATCGATTGTAGAACCAAACTTAACATCCAATGCTGTAGGATCTAAGGCAACTCCTGGAAGTTTAATTGTAGCACCTTCCCCTATACCAGATCCTATGTTTGGTTTGTTAAGAGCAGATGCAATAGCTATACTACCAATTGCTGTAGCAACTGCTCCAACTGCCCTAGGTGCAGGAATGTTACCAGTTATAACGTTAGACGCTAGGGCTATTAGTGCCGCAGAACCTAGACCTGTTTGATTTATAGCGCCAAGGCCAGACGAGTTTAGTCTAATGTTAGAAGCTATGTCAGTAGGCAGTGGTTGTCCTATTATAGAAGAGCCTGCTGCCAGTGCTCCTGACTTTAATACTCTACCAGGAGTCTGCATTAACATACCGGCTGTAGATCCACCAAGGCCTCCTGTGGCCGCAGTAAAGTTACTTAACTCTCCAGGTAGGCCGGGACTTGGCAATCCTCTATCCAGTTGTTCTAAAGCCGTACTAGAATCTAATCGCTGACTTGGATTTTCTGCTCTAGTAGCATCTGGAACAACTTGATTACCCGGCGCTGGACTAGTAAAATTAGCATCGGCTGGGTTGCTGGGTTTAATATCTTGGTCTAATATCTGTCCAGGTATTCTTAAAATTTCTAAACGCTGTTTAAAAGTACCATCTTTAAAAGAACTGCCTGCCTTGTTAACTTTGTAGACTCCACTAAACGGAATTAATTCAGGATCAAAAATCATCATTCCTGTATCGGGATTAATATCAATTGGATTACGAAAATTTATTGTAATAAGAACTTCACTGAATATGTGATCAGCTTCACCGTCTTTGGTCTTTCCTCGGCTTTCCGGAGTGGATACGTAGTTGCCAACACCCCCAGTGGCTAGATAAAAAGGATCACCTAGTAATTCAATTTCTCCAGTGATCATACTGGCTTTAGAATCAATGATAGCACTGTGCATTTTCTTGGCAAGAATTGCATAAGGATCATTTAACGGTTGTCCAGCATTGCCGCCGTCTGACTGCACCGGGCTAGTTTCAACTTTAGTAGGTGGCGTTGGAACTTGTTGTTTTTGTACAGTCTCAGTAGGAGTTGCATTTTGCCTAACAACTACTCCATTATCGGGAGCTGCTCCTGTTTTTGCCGAAGGGGTATCACTATTTCCCATTGCGGCAGGAACTGCTTCGAAGAATAAAGTATTAAAATTTAATTTAAAATTTATAATATCGATATTTTTACCTGTGTAGATATAATTGTATTGGCGGAGACTCAATGATTTTAAATTTCTATCATCAATTTGTTCTTGGCCATAAGTAGGAATTCGTGTATAGTGGACCTTATAGGGTGTTATTACATATTCAAAATTTTGAAATGGTTTTTTAGTTGTTTCATTTATAACATTTAAATTTGTTAATTCAACTTTAACCATGAAATAGTTAATCATTCCAAATTGATCAATACTCTTCTTTACGTCTTTTAAAATATTTCTAGTATATTCACTGTCACGTATTACTGAGCTTATTGCCTCGTGAACATTCATATTCTCAGCAAATTGTACTACTGTCTTGCCCGGCGTGTACTTAATTGCTTCTGGTTCCTTAGATTGTTGAGCAGGGGTAGGTTGACTAGATCCTTGTTTTTTATATGCATCGGGCTTGTTAGCAGTAGCAGGGTCAACCATTTTGTAAAGAGCATTATCTTTTAAAATTTCAGACAACTTTGAAGTAGCAATTTCATTAGTAGTACCAGTCCATCCATCAGTGTCTGACCAACTAGGAAATTTAATACTATAGGTGTCGTGTTTGTTGCCTAGTGATTCTGATTTTCCATCCTTGTCAGACTTTGAAACCTGTTCATTAATATTTTTAATTAGGTCGCCGAGTATCTGAGCAACAGATTCGCCCGACATTTGTATAGGTTTCTTAATAACGTTAGGTTCACCAAACGCACGCTCGTTAAAAGGTACTGCTGTACATTTATAACGTGTACCTCGTTCTGTAATGTCAACATCTATACCTGTAAGACCTAACGGAAAGAATCTTTCAGATTTGGGAATTTTTTCTGGTTCAGAAAAATTCCCTTTGTCGGGATAACCCCAAAATTCCAACTTTAGAACAAAACTAGCCTGTAGGTAAGACGGATACCCTGCCGCAATAGCCGCAACGTGCATGGCTTCAATAAATCCATTAACACTATATGGTTCTATAACTTCAAATTTAATCTGCGTGGGCAAGGTTGATCCACTACCTTCAGTAAATGCCATTAAGGTATCAATTTCTACGTTCTCAATAAACATATCAAATCGACCAGGACTTCGATTATTAAATCCTTGAATCATGCTGGTGTTATTATTAGATACGTCAACATTGGTTTGAGCAGCACTTTGTACTCTACGGTCTCGAGGATCAGCATCATCATTTCGTTGAGATAATCGTACATCTTGTTCAGACGGGCCTGCACCTGATATTATAGAGGTACCTTTACCGCCTGATTTTAAAATAACTAGATCTAATTCACTTTCTCTATATTTTTTAGGATCTTTTAGGTAGTCCTTTTTTAATCCTGCAAGTGTAAAATTATATGTAACAGATCTATAAGAATTTAGAATGTTAGCTTCAGGCGACTGGGCTACTAGTCTTTTTGTAAGGTCTCGATCTGCCTTGGCTGCATCATTAAAAGGATATTTTTCTCGAGTTATTTTATCCATTTGCCTTTCATTCATATTAACCTAAAACTCCTTTTAAGGTAGATGCTTTGGGCAAATAAATTTTAACGCCAGCTACCATATCAAACACCGGATCTTTGATAACTGATCTATTTCTAACGGCAAATACCCACCATAGACTTTGATCTTTGTACAAGTCATAGGCCAACAAATCAGGACGATGTTCGTAGGTGGCGGTTAATTCAAAAAGGATATCATCTCTTTCTTTGGGTATGTCTCTAAAATTAATAACATCAAGATAGTTATTAACCATCGATGTATTATAATAAGGACTTGTTTTAGTGTAGGTAGTCATTAAATGTATCCTTGTCTTCTAAGTGATCCATCGTTGTAGGCAGCAACAGAGAATTTCTGCATTTCATTTCTACTGTACATCGGTATACATGAGATTGCAATAGTAGATACTACAGGAACTGCGGTGGTTCCAAATCTTGGATCCTTAAATATTGTAAAATAATCCACAGTGTCGGGCAATTCTATTCTATAACTTGTAATTGC